TGCTTATTAAATGAGCCAACCTCATTGTCTTTTGCTCTCAATGCTTGCCTACGTGCGGCAACGGTGCTAATTTCGGAGCATTCCGGTAATCCAAAAAATTGCTCCCAGTCATCCAATAAAATGAGCGCGTTGCCCGGCATGCGCTCTGATATGAGTTGTTGGGCGGTCGCATTTACCAACTCTAATTGTTCGGCCCGAACGGAGAGTAACTTAGCTAACACGCTGTCATAACTACGGTGCCAAGCTAACCCCACCGGCAAAAGCTTGATTGCTGCATCAAGATATTGAGCCTGCTTTATGCTTGCCATGTAATATCACCCAATTTAATGATTTCGCCTTTGCCCAGCTCAATATCCTGCGTTGGGTACGTTACGCTATTGTCCACCTCGCCGATGACGTTAGATACAATTGCCCGCAAGTGAGAGAGATAGACGGTTTTTTCCGGTTCTACTGTTGCAAAATAAGCCACAAGCGCATTTTTAACTGCGGTTTTGAGCTCGGTGGTTGCCGGGACAAGGCGAATAGTAAGCGCTTGTGTTCTGACTTTAGGTGCAAAAACAAATAACTCATTCCCGGCAGGCATACCTTCCCACAAACCTGTTACCGGATTGCGGTGCCCCTCAATGTGTTTTGTTACTTTTGCAATGTCTTCGCCCGTCGGCAAAATGTCGCCTCGGTCATCACAAACAATCGCCACGCCTGTTGTGCCACCTCCGCGATAGCGCGGGTAACACCAAGCACGGGTAATGCCGGGTACTTCTATTGCCCAACGTACATAATCATGAGGAGCGCCACCTGCCGGTGGAAACTGCACACGTTGAATAAGTCGTGAGAGGAGTTGATACAGGCTCTCAATTTCTGCGCCTCCGCTCATAGACTTAACGATGGCTTTCGGTTTAACGCCTAAAATCGCGTTTGTGAGCGTTAATGATTCGCCTTTTGATAAATTGCCAACAGCGCCTTCAGTGGTGCACTCAACGGTAACGTCAAATGTACCAACTGGCGCGGTTTGGTTTGTTGTTGTGACAAAAATTAAGCCTGTGGGGCCATGCTGAAATTTAGTGCCTTTTGTAATTTCTGCTTGCACTGCAATATCTAACGTAATAATCCCCGCAGATTTTGTTGCAGGTTTACGCGAAATCCCTTTATAAAGGGCGTATTCAATTAAGTATGATTCATCAGCTGTGGTTGGGATGATTTGTTTTGCAATGTAGTCAAGATGGACATGTTCGCCCGCACTTAACGCCGCACAAACACGATTAATGACTGTGATGACATTATTGCGTTTTAAACCGGGTAAACGATGTGCAATCTGTTGGTCGCCTTGCGTGATAAGTTGTGTCAGTGTTGGTGTTTGATAGGGCATTAACTACTCCAGCGAGTTGAGAACGTTAATTGGTCTTTGCTGCCATCGGGCAGCGTCACAATAATAGTTAGCAACAGCACTTGAGCATTTGGGTTGGATGCGACCACTTGATAATCAATAACCAGCTTATCATCAATAAGCCAGCTTAACGCTTGGGTCGCATAAGTTTGCGCGTCATCAAGGACGGATTGGAGTTGTTTTTCGCGGCCAAGAAGCCATAATTTTGACCCGGTGCGATGAGTATTGTCATCGCCAAAATCATCTCCCCACCAGCCACGCTCATCACCAACCCGTAAATCGGTAAATAAGCTAATAACAATAGCGGTGGTAAGACTATCATCAAGCATTAACTCATCGTTGATGACCACTAAATCTCCGTGACCGTCCACCCAAGTTAATGCTAAATCTGACATATACCCTCTACACCGGTTTACCTACACCTTTTTCGTGGTCGTGGTCTTTGCCACTTTTACCGCTCGAAATGTGATCATTTGCTGTTGATGCACCAATAATATCAACGTCACCGGTGAATTGAGTTTGTGGACTATCAAAGACGATTTCATCGGCTTGCACGGTAAATTTTTTACATTTAAGTATCGCCTCGCCGTTTTCAGTGAGCAAAAGATTATGTCCCTCAAGATGATACATCACCGAATCACCTGCTTTGAGATTAGTTGGGCGGACACCTTTATCATCAACGACAATCACAACAACGTGCGAACGCTTACCGCCAACCTCTAATGCAATCACCTCGCCGGCAACCGGAACGGAGGAGAAGCCATAATTTTGAAAACGCTCCGCGTCATCAATCACCTCGTCAGATTGCAAACGGATCTGTAAATTTTGTCGCTTATGTTCATCTGACGCAAAAGCCATCACCCCGCGATTAATAAGCAGTTTTAAACTGCGTTTAATGGGCGCTAAAATACGATTTAAACCTTGCATGCTTTTACTCTTTTTTAAAATCGCTAAATTCTTTTACTTTGTCTTTATCTGATTTTTTAGATGCTTTTGAGTTTTTGCCGCTTAACGCTTCCGGTGGCTCACTAAATGCATCACGATGCATTAATGTGATATACGTTTTAGTGCCTCCTTCATCAAGCACATAGCGACAATCCACAATCAACCGCTCCTCTTTGTTGATGCCAAGCTGGGGAGCGTGTAAGGTCACTAGCTCATTGGGCAGCCAAAGGGTGCCGTCTGATTTTTGCCAGCCTTGCACAACCACATTTGAGCGCTTGCCCTCTGCTTTATTACGCTGTTTCTCCCACATCGCGCGAGCATAACCGGTAGAGCCGGTCATATTGTCGTCAGCAATTAATAACATCGGGCGATAACGAGTAATCTCTGTATCGGTCACTTCCGTTTTTAATCCACTTGCACTCATACTTACCCCCAAACATCCGCTTCTTTGCTTTCTTTATTGCCTTTCTCTCCGCCTTGTTCGGCATCCCCGATGACGCGGTAAAGCGAAAAACGTTGTGTCCAGTCATCATTCAGTTCTATCTCGAGCAGATTTTTGCCCAACGTAAACTCTCCGACTAATTTGTCGCTAGGGTCGGTAAAGACAAGGTTGCCGTCCACATCAGATGTGACAAGCACCCCTTTATGGCGTGCTGCTTTGCTAAGCGTGTCAAACGCGGTTTCACCCGGTTCCACCTGCCAAACACTTATCTTTTCGTTTGCTCCCGGTTCTGTAACCTGCCACATGACTTTGATGTTAAACGGCCGACAAATAGCTTCTGCGATTTGTTGTAATGTTTGATTTTTAAAATGATAACTTTGATGCAGTATCGAGCAATCCACTAAATCCGCGGTTTTATCCCGCCCAGTGGCCTTAATGTCTTTGTTTTTGTCCGTCACATGTTGTGTAAGCGCATCAAGATGCCCGGTAATAACTGTCTGCCCATTAATTTTAAGTACGACCGGTGCGCCCGGCTGGATTTGTGATACATCGGCATCGGGACGGACTGCAATACCTATCTCAAACTGTCCGCTCATTGACTCGAGCGATCTAAATACGGATAAACTCGTCCACCCCGAAAAAATATGATCTTTTAAGTACAACTCAATTTTTGGTGTGCTCATTGTAATACCTCAACGGTTGTGCCGCCGACACAAAACAAGGGATGATAAACCCCATTGCGCTCGGCAAACTGTTGCCAGTTTTGGCTATTGCCACTATGAGTGTACTGTACAACTAGCGCAGGGTAAGTATCTTTAAGCGCCACATTTTTAACACTAGATAACTGTTCTCCACGTGTTCGTAGGTCTGCAATGATGGCGCTTCTAAACTGCTCCAAGGCTTGATAGCTTTGCCAGTTTTCGGCATCCGCATTATCCAAAATGGCCTCTTCCAGTTGTTTGTCAATCTCCTCAATTAAAGATGCCACATCCGTTTTAGATTCAATGCTTTGCGCATTGTGATCTAACGTATCTGTCAACGCTTGAGATGCCGCTTTTGCTTGCTCCACCGCAAGGGTAGTTTTAATCAACCGGGCAACATTAAATTGCAGCTTAGTCATAAACGCCTGAGCAAGCGCCTCTGAGCTTGCTAAATCAGCATTACGGATAGCGACGGCTCCCGTCGGTCGCTGGCGTTGTGCATTTATAATTGAGCTCAACTTAGCGCGGGGTATTTCATTTTTGTTTTTGAGCACATCTGTAATCGCGCCATGAATAACGGTTGCAGTAAGAGATCCTTGGTTAAAGGCTTGCTTTGCTTTAATGCCGGGTGTTTGTTTAAACTGCACCAAGCCTTGCAATGTTTTTGCGAGCATAAGAGGAGAGCGCACAAGACCGGTGATATGATTTTTAAGTGCAAGCGCTTTGCTTTTCATTTCACCGATATTTGCGGCCACGGCATTGATGTTTTCGAACGCTGACTCAACAAACCCCATCACTGAGCCGGCAAACTGTAAAACGGGGTTATCTAACAAGCTGTCTACAAAGCTCTGCATGCCCTCAAGTTGCTCAGCAAAATCAGACGATAGCGCATTGATTGCATTGGTATATTGTGCCAATGCCGAAAATTGCGTGTTTTTGGCCGTTTCCGGGGCGTTTTCTTTGATATCCGGAGTGAACGTAATGTCAAAGCGCGTCACCCGTAAATGCCCGGTGGAATAGTGCGCTTTATAGCTATCGACGCAAACATCAATATTCTTAAAAAAAGGATGCTTTAACTCACCTCGGCCTTTTTCTAACGCATCAATTAATTTTTCAGCCTGGGCAATATGATCATCTCCAATGACTAAACAGGAGATGTTATACGACCGCACTTTTTTACCCAGGTCTTCGGTTAATCCATCATCCCGAAGAGGGTATTCATGCTTCACTAATCGGCGGCCACCTTCGAGGGTTTGATTCTCCTCGATTAAAAATGGCACACCTGCAAAACTGCCTTTACCTGTAATTTTAGCCATAATTAATCGCTCCCAGAGAGTTCGTTGCCCATATAGCCCGTTGTGGTTTTTAGATGTAAGTAATTATTGCCGGTGGCTTTAAGATTAGTATTTCCGACAGTGGCCGTTGTGCCATCTGCGGCTTTGACTTTAACTTCGATTTCTCCGTTAAGTTTGGTTTCTTTTGGCTCCGGTGACGATAACATCTCACCGACCTCACTTCCGAGCCAACCGCCAAGCCAATCCCCTAGCACACCGCCGATTGCAGCACCCAGCACCGGGATAGGGATTAATGCTTGCCCAACAAACGCCCCCGCAGTGGCCCCAGCCATTGAGCCAATGGACTCACTTTTTTCTTTTGTCGTTGCGGTGTCGTCCGCCAAAATCATAGCCCCTTCTGCGAGAGCTAATCCCGTACCGATTGCCGGCAATCTTTTTGCCGTATTAGCCATTGCACCGGCTGCTGTTTTGGCAACATTAGTCGTTGCCAGCATAGCTGTTTTAGCTGCTGTTTTTACGCCTTGGGTCGCTGTTTTTGTTGTTGCTGCAATGGCTTTTGCGGCGCCATTGGCTTTTTTGCCGCTTAACACACGAGTGCGGCCACGCCCGCCGCCAATGCCGCTAAGTTGTGATAAGTTGGTAACATAAACAGGTGTCACCCCCGAAATATCGCCCAACATACCGCCGACACCGGCAGATGCCGAGCCACCTTTGCCACGCCCTAAAAGTTTCCCAACACCCCACTTACCGGCATATAAAGTACCTTTACCGACAGTTTGCACCATGCTGTTTCTTGCGAGTTTGTTTGCCCCATAAAGTGCGGCGGCAAACGTGGCTAAATTGCCATATCCGCCCGCTTGTTCGGACAACCAAGACATAGTAGTGCCTAGACTTTCGAGTATAGGCTTCACGTCTTTGGATAAATCTTTTAAATCCCGCAAGGCGGTAACCAATGTATTGCTGATTTGTTTTGCAAACTCATCAAACTCACCGCTATCAATCTTTTGATTAAGCCAATCTAAGATGCCGCCGAGTTCTTTTTTTAATTCGTCAAAGACTCCTTTCTCCATCAATTTCGCTTTCATTGATGTGATTGTATCTTCAAAGTTTGAGACCAAACCGTCCCATGTTTTCATTTGCTCCTTTGCCGCCCCCTGGGCATCTTTGCCCATACCACGCAAAAGCGCGGCGATTGCTTTACGCCCAAGCTTGCCTTCTTGAAGCATTTTTTGCATTTGTTCTGCGGTGTATTTACCACCGGTTTCAGCGGCTAAAATCTCAAACACTTTGACATTGCGCTCAAGTAGCGGATTAATCTCCTCCATTGAGAGCTTGCCCTTGATAAATCCTTTTGAGATAGCAGAGATATAACCATCAAGGTTTGACTTATCGCCGCCCACCTTGGCGTTATAGTCTACTAATGCCTGTAACGATCCATTCATCGGATCAATACCGGCAGTTTTAAGTCGCATCATGGCATCTTGTACTTCGCCAAATGCCATTGGGGTGTCCGTTGCAAATTGTTTTAGCCACGCCGATGCCTTATCTCCGTCTTTGCCAAAAGTCTGTCTCATTCGGATTTCGGCCATCTCAAATTCGGCGGCCGTCTTAATCAACGTACGTCCTGCTAAAACGCCTCCGGCTGTAAGAGCCAGGAATGCACGATTGCCCACTCTGTCTAGAGTATTAGACAATCCGACAACGGAGCTTTTTAAACCGTTAAGTGCCGCTTTACTGCGAGATGCCATACCTTGGATAGACTGACCAAATCGGTTGGCTTGAGTGGATACATTGCCGGCAAGATTAATATAAAAAGAGGTCGAATTAGTGGTCACTTTGCTGGACTCCCGAATTTATATAATTGATGTAGCGAGGCAGGTTATAGATAGGCTGAGAAAGCAGCCACGACGGGCTGCATTGATAATGTTTAGCAAGCAACAAACAAGTCTTCTCAAACACCCTCACTTGTTGCATCCAGTCGCCCCCGCTCAAGCACCTTCTGCACTTTTGCGGATTCGATGGTTTCAATGGCGGCGTTAATTAATGCCAAATCACCTGGCGTTAGCGAGCGTAATTGCGCAAGAGAGATTGGGCCTTGCAATTTGCCAACACTGGCAATTTGACGGCGCAACAGCTCATAACTAAACAGGGTTTGACTCACAACCAGCACGGGATTGCCTTGCTTGTCTAACATTAAGCGTTCGGATGCCATTTCTGCGTCAATCAAATCGCCGGTGGTTAAATCGCGCAATTTGACTTCATACTGAGGCTCTTCGCCGTACATCAGACCGTTTGTTAAAGTAATTTCCATTATTTGGCACCCTTATACTTTTTTGCATTCGACGGCGGCAAATTTAACGCTAATTTCGCCTTTTGCAGTTAATGTTACCGCATCAACAACCCATGCATTTGCAAGCAGATAGGTTTGTCCGATGTCGGTCTCAAATTCGATGGTCGCGTCTGTCATGTTTTTAATATCCATCACATCTACTCCGGCAGTATTAAAAACTTTGCACTCCACCGTTGCCTCGGTAGGTGTCTCTTGATAGCCGTAAACACGTGCACCTTTGACGGTTTGACGGGTAAAGCCACCGATATCCAATGTGGCATCCTCGGCAGTTGGATATTCCGTGCCATTGGCACGGATGCGCGCAATTCCTTGGTATTTCATACGGTCTCCTTATTACAAGCGGAATTGGATAGCGTGGGCATAGAAGCGGAATTGATTTACCACATTCTCACCGGATAACACGTTTAAGCGGCATTTATTGTCCTGGTCGCGCTCAACGATTAACGTTTTCGAAAACTCGTCAAAATCCTCGACCAACCCTTTAAATTCCTGTTCCGTGAAAAGCGCCAACAATTCGTTTCGGATAATTTTAGGCGTTACAATAGCCTGACCTGGCGCCACGCGAATGCCATCGTTGGCTAACTTGTGACGTGGATATTTACTTGTGATGCGCTGACGGATGGCATAACGCAAATAGCTCAACGTAGCAATGGTCTCAATATAGAGATAGCTTTCATCCATTTCGCCGAATGCGTTTTTGCGATACATCGTAATAGCCGTTTCAATCTGCGGTTGATTGTTGGCGTTGACTGTATATGTACTTAATCCGCTGTAAAGCAACGTATTACGAGCGGTGTAATCCCAACGATCACTCATTGCCGGTGGCAATAAATCCATCACCAACGTTTGCACCGGGCGTGCCGGATCAATCGCTAATGACTGAGATGCTGTTGCACAATACGCGGTAGCCCATTCGTAAGCCGGTTGAGGTACGTTATTTGTCGCTAGTGCAGTAAACAAATAATCATTACGCAATTCGGCAAATGTTGTGGCTTCGGCGTGTGTGCCGCGTTTAGCGATAAAACATAACCCGTCGATTTGTTGCATCGGCCCCCAGCGTTTGACTAATTCCGCTCGCAAGAGATTTAAGCTTTCGGTGTCAGTAAACGGATTGACAATATAGTTCCACCATTCGGCCCCAAACCCAGTAATTGCCGCAGACATATCCGGATTCACCGCACCGCCGCTCATCTTGGTAATTTGTACCGAGATGCCGCTTGGGTAGCTTTCACCGGCATAATAGTTTGTGCGGATATCAATGTCGTTGCCACATTCGCCCTTAAATCGGCAGGTAAGATTGATGGTGTCTGTTTGAGATGGGTCAACTTCCGCGGTTACAACGATGTCATGGTTTGCAGACACCAATTTTTGCAATTTAGCGGCAATCGTTGCAGCAGTATCGCCAATCGAGACGGACTGTTTAAAGTTGACCCCGCCAATCATGACGCTTAACACGCCAACACCACTTGCGGTACCGACCACTTTTACTTTTCCGGTCGCTTTTGCGCCGGAATCACTTTCGTCAAGCGGCAACGCCCACAAATCTAACGTGCTATTGTGTGCTTTAAACACCTCAACCATACGTGCTAATTGAGAGCCACGACCAAATAATTCTTTTGCTTGAGACGCATTAAGGACGCGCAAAGCTTGGCCAGCCACCGCAGTGCCTGAGGTCAATTTTGTACCGACGATCAGCACCTTGTGTAATTGTGCCGGTGTGCCGGATGTCGCTTTGCTGTTATCAAATTCGATGTATGCCAAGGGCACACGGTTTGCATTAGGGATATCATTGTAAGAGATAGCCATTATTTATCTCCTCTGCGGGATTTTTGTTCGACGATTTCCACGTCGCCGTTTTTTAAATGATTAAGCCAATAACCGTTACGTGGTTTGTCTTCGCCGGCTTCGGCCAAAGGCTCAAATGTTTCCGGGTCTCGGATAACCATCCCGGCTTTGGGTTTGATTTTAAATACCATTTATTCTCCTTTCTTCGGAAAAATGACAGTAAGTTTGGTTTTATCATCTAACCGATCTGGGTTCTTGGATTGATTAAACTGATGGTGATACTCAATAAAGTCATCAAGCGTACTTGTATCGGTTGGATCAGGCAGTGGTTGTAAGGCATTAAAATACATGCCATAAACTGCCACCCCCATGCCACTTTGGGTATCACTCCATAAATTTTGCACCGACTGCAACTCAAAAAAGCCGCTCGGTGCAATTTGACTTTTATGCAACCCAGCAGTCAGCGCCTCGACCACTTGATAAATGCCCACATTGTCTTTGCGTTGACCATTTAGCACATCACAGACGACAAAAACACCCCAGCGAGCAATCACTGCATTGGGGCGCGGACTTGGCATTTGCCCCAACCAGGCGACATAGACTGCCGGAGGATTACGCACTAAACGCGTAATTGAGCTTTCATCCCATTGTCCCGGGTGTTCTGCCACTTCGCGCAAATAGTCTCCGCAAATATCCTTAATCTTTTGCATTAGGTTTGCAGAGGTTTGGGCAATAATGCTCATCAAATAAATCCTTTTGACTGATTACGCCCCCACACGGAGCCTGATGACTCAATCATGGCGACATTTTCGCTTTCGACAGTTTCCCCTTGGTCAGTAATCCCAAGGGATATCGTGCCCGCGGCAACTTTTTCGAGATAGCGAATGCTATCTTCGTAGTCTTCACGGGCTTGTGCGGTTGCACGATTTTTTTCGAGGAAATAGCGTGCAATGTAGCAACAGTGGCGTTCTAGCACTGCCGGAGCTTGATTGAGTGGCAGGGTATAACGCCCGGCAAGATAACTATCAATCGTTTGGGAGGCGTCTTCCAAGGCTTCTTGGATTTTGTCCGAATCTAACGTTCTTTCAGGCGTTAGTGCGATAGACAAAATTGAGTCTGTACCATAGCGTTTGATTAAGCTTTCTTGCGTTGCATACTGCATTATTCGCCATCCTTTTGTGCTGTCGCAGTGGTTAATAGCGCAACCAACTCTGCCTTAACGGCTTTACCATCAAATGACACACCGCGTGCGTTTAGCTCAGCCTTTAATTGCTCGACGGTGAGTTGATTTAAATCGGCTGGTAATGCGCTATCGTCCAAGGCTTTTGATGAGTCTGTATCCGCACTGTTTTTAGGTACTTGTTTCGCATCACCACCTTGATTCGGCTCCATTGGTTCAGGCGTTCCAACAACCAACCGGTGATCGCCTTGTAACGCCGCCACTTGTTCTGCCGTAAGCGCTTCGACGGTGCTTTCGCCAAGAGGTAAGACGCGACCAGCGCGGCAATAGCCGTCTTTAATGCGGTTTTGCACCGTGATCTTAAATAGTTCAAGCATTTCATTTTCATCCTTAAATAGGGTTTAAATAGGGTTTAAAGTGCGGTTAAAACGACCGCACTTTAAATGAACGATTACAGATAATCCGCAACAATTAACTCAAGTTTTAAGTTGCGCAATTCGTTGTCCACGGTAGCACCGTTTTCCACGCGGAATTCGCGTTCAAGCAACTTAGTGGCTTCTTCTTGCAAATCCACCGGCACAACAATGTGGGTCGGTTTAATACCCAATTTGTGACCGCCATCACCTTCCACTTTGCGCATCGCTTTAATCGCTTTCCACAGGTTTTCGGAGGTTAATTTGCCTTTTACCGCATGTGCCATTTGCCAAAATCCATAGCCCACGTTACAACGGGTGTCCACGCCATACGTGTACACGTTTTCTTCAAACACTTTTTGCGCATTGGCATCCGTCATTTGTGCCGGCGTCGGCGATTTGCGATTTTGGAAAATAATCGGTTTTAAAGCACGAGAGCAGTCTAACAAGTACCATGCGCCGTCATCTGTGACGCCGGTGCTGTCATCAGTGATATTGCTTACCTGTACCGGGTCTGTGCCATCCGGATTTTTCCCGACAGGGTGGTCGGTGTCGAAGAAGTATTGGCTGTCATAGCATGGAGTTTTAAAGCCCGCTTTTAACGCACCAAACACCAATTCATCAGGTTGCTCACCGGCAGAGCGCGCAAGTTCGCTGACAAGCGGTGAATACACACCAATATTGTCGTCTTCCACGTCGGTGCGCATAATATCCACTGCAGATGCCCAGTTTTTATTTGCAATAGCGTAGCCATGAGTTTGGATAGCGGTAACAGCACGTTTACCAATCCATTCTTTCAGTTTTGGCATTTGGCCTAACCATGAGTAAGTATTGCTTGCTGTTGTGGAGTTAACCACAGTAGCAATTTGGGTATATTGGCTCGGTGCTTTTGCCAAGCCTTCGCGGAAGTCTTTACCAAGACCGGTAAAGAGTGCTTTTACAATTTCAGGGGTTACATTAGCCATTATTTAGCTTCCTTTTGTTTTGCAAATTCTTCGTCGGACATGCCGAGTAATTTTGCGACGGTTTTTTCATCGGCGGATAACACTGCCACGCCTTTTTCTTTCGGTTTTTCCAAATTTTCCGTTTGTTGTGCGGACAACACGGCAAGTTTTGGACGCGCATCAAGCATGGCGGATAACGCCGCAACACCTTGCTGTTTACCAAAGCCGGTTAAATATTCCACTTCAGTTTCCATTACGCGGCCGTCATTTTTTGCTTTCGCAATCACACCGGCAACATCGGTTTCGTTGGTTTTTGCAGATAACACGGCAAGTTGTTGCACTGTGGCGTCATAAGTCGCTTTCGGTACATATTTGCTTAAATCGACATCATTGACCTTGGCACTTAATGTAGCCACTTGACCTTCTGCATTAGCTTTTGCGGAAAGTAGGGTTTCTAGTGCTTCAAGTGCTTTTTTTGCCTGCTCCTCGTTAATTTCGGCACCTTCCGGCACGTCAATACCAAGCTTGCTAAGCAACTGCTTTAAGAGATCCATCGTTTTCTCCTTGGGTTGGTTTTCGGGTTGATAAAATTGAGCTGATAGCACCGCTAACCGTTGCATGCCCGTTACACCCGGGTCATTGGTTAGCGCAGCCATACGGATTTCGAGCGGCTCGCCTTTTTCGTCATACGGAAAGACCGCACTTAAAAAGGCAAACTCACCATTTTTGATATGTTCGTGCGCTTTTGGCGTCCAGCGAGGTTTGATAAATAAGCCTTGTCTGGTGTCATCATCAAACCAACGCATCTCATCTGCGCCAAACCAGCCGGCGGCAAGTACCTCACCGGCACCTTCGCCTTTTTTAGCCTTTAAGATGCTTTCGTGTTCGTAGTCCACGAGGGCGTCTTGTTTAAGTGCACGCAGACGGTCAATTAAACGGGTGGCAATGTGCTCATCGATATACCAATGCGGGACATCATGAGGGGAGCCGTCGCGAGAGCGAAACTCGCCCTTTGGCAGGAGTTGCTGCCAGCCATCTACTGTTGATTTGTTGATTTGTGCCGTTAGGACGGCAATGGGATGTTTTTTCGTGTGCATGCCCTTATAATGCGGCATGCAATACAAAAGGTGAGTTTGTGATGTTTCAGACGTTAAGAGGGGATTAAATCGTAAGAGTTGTTTTTTAATATCATCTTAAACTTTATGGGCGTTTAAGGGGCGTTTAAATAGCTCGCAGAGCGTTTAAAAAATAAAACGGCTATCATTTTACACATTTCTCATTTAATTTCATCTATGGCGTTTTTAAGCGCTTTTTCTAAAATGTTTTTAATTTCTTCGATTCCGTCCTCGCCCAAACCTAGAAATGGACGTGCCGGCATTTTAGTTGTGCCCTCTTGATGATATTTGCCGTAAGGCTCGGAGACCCCGACCATTGCAAAGTTATCACCGTAGTCCACATTTAAACTGTTAATTAAATCGCCTGTAACATGCAGTGTCTTTCCGGTGTACCCTTTTTCGTAGCGACGTTTTTTATATTGTGGGTTCAAGCCGGCCCAACTTTCCCCCTCCGGGGTGCGCTCATTGTCAAACGCAGTCTCGCTTTCGTCCCAAAGCACATTAGCAATTTTACGGGTTAAGCCATCTGATTTCCCTAGGTCTTGCAACTTTCGGAAACTTGCCTGGATAGCTGCAATATCAATTTTAAAATCAAGTTGCATAATAGATACCGGTTAATATTTGACATTTACACACATTGTGCGTAAATTGAGCATATCTTATAAATGGCGGTGCGTTTGCTAAGGGTAAGCATCAGGAGCGCAAGCTCTGAGTATATAGGTTCGATTCCTTTCCGCCGCCATTTATAAACTTCCTTTGACAATGACATAATCGCCTTGTTTTACCTTTCCGACAAAGTCCGCATAATCCAATTTATAAGTATTGAGCACCGTATCCAGTTTTTCCGGCGGTTCAAATTTCACTTTTTGTTTTCGTGGTGACAACTCCACAACAGCTTTAATGCTTTTGTCTTGATTGACATAAATCAAGTTGTTGTGTTTTTTATCCCACACGACAACCAGCGGCTGCGCAATAATTTGGGGTAATGAGGCAAACTCTTCTTCGGACAAAGCCACACCTTTTTCACGGTGTTTTGGGCTGTTAGAGTGAGTAAAGTTGCGTTCGGTCATCACGATTAATTGCTCAGATACCTTGGCGCCCTCTGACAGGGTTGTCACTTGCTCGGCAATATCGGTGGCGATAATGCCGACTCCGATATACATATTATTGTGTTTTGCTTTTGACAACATAGCTTTTACCCAATTTGCAAAAGCCTTATGCCGCACTTCGCTGTTATTAATAGCCTGTATCGTTTGTTGTCTTAACTCCCGATTTTGGATCTGTTGTAACTTACGGATCACGGCAATATCAGAGCCAATAGCCGCTTTACCAACATTGTAGTTCCAGCCTGCACCGGTGCGAATTGTGCCTTTATCAGTCGTAAAAACACTAATTTTGGCATGGGTTTCCTCGCCACTAGACTTATCTACACCCGCTAGAGCCCAGTCGGTTTTAATTCTGCCGGTGCTATCTTCAATGCGAAGTCCTTGTTTATTGACTTTAAATTCGCTTAACGCCCGCACACGACAACGACACCCCCAGTCATTCGGCGGATAAAACGTGTCCCAAATGGGGTCATCATAGCGGAAAACTTTGCCATCTAATGCCAAATGACTTGCACGGGTGCGGCTATCCCGTATGGCCACATATTGCCAGTAGGGTTGCTCATCGACATTTTCCATTTGTGATGCATATCGCCCAACGTGGTATGCCGTGATTTTATTGGTCCGCAAAATAGTGCGTAAACGACGAGGAGAGCCGAGCTCTACCTGCTCAGCATTGCCTCGGCTATCCACAACTACTTGTTTACCCCACCATCCCATGGCTTGTAATGTCGGCTCAAGATTGTTGATAAACTCTCGTTCCGACATGCCTTTTTCAATCGCTTCAATGGTTGCCTGGTGCAATGTTTCCAAGATTTCAGCACGAGTTGCTTTAGCAACGGTAAATGCACGCACATGCGCCTCTTCCAGTTGTTCTTGCCAATTCCAGGTGATGTTGTAGCCTTTGGACTTGAGATAATCGACGGCTAATTTAGGTTCTAGTCGTAACACATACCCCATGTCTAAATCGTTAACGTTCGGCATTTAATCGTCCTAATAAATCGCTTACAAAAATTGCTCGGGTTAATAACTGCTCAAGCTGACTGTCATCTATATCCGCATATAACGTAGCAATACGTTCTTGTGCTAATTCATAACCACCGGTTTGTAACGCCTCAACAACCGGGACAAGCATTGGATCAATGGTCGCTTTATATTGCTCTGCCGTAGGCTCCATTTCGTCTAATAAGTCATCCGGGTCGCGTACCGCACTTAACACGGCCACATTGGTTGGCTTGCTTGCGGACAAAAACGCAGTTGGTTGTACTGTTTTGCGCTCAAGGATAGTTTCATCTTCGGCGGCCACTGGGATTTGTAATTTGTCATGGGCCCATTGTGCCGGGATTTTAAAGCCAATATCGACCAGTTTATTTAACCCTTCGGCAAAGCTGTTGATATCTTCTGTTTCAGTTACGTCAAACTCAAAACGTGGGATGCGGCGGGCGTCATTAAATGACTTGCAATTAAGCGCATACAACGGATAGACCAAGTCTCGTGTGAGGGTTGCTTGCAGTCGTTTTAAGTCTGCGTCACGCAACTCTTGGCGCACTTCGTTGTGTACATCGCCTAGCGCATTGGTTGATGTTTTACCGTCAGACTGCGATGTAAGCGTGCCGCCTAAAACTGCTTTTGACATGGATTTTTCCGCCCAGTCAATCATTGCCATAAATTCTGTGGCATTGCCGTCTGCGGCTTTGGCAAACTCAATATCCATGCCGCGCGGAATAATCCCACCGGCATTATGCCCGATGCTCATCACTGCACGTAAAAGGGTGTTTTTCTCGTTGTTTGTAGCACCCTCGGGGTATTTACCCAAACGGAGTGGTAAACCGTAAATCTCCAAAAACTCGGCAAAGTCTCGGGCGGAGTAGTTGCGATAAATAAACGGCCAAACCAAGGTGCGCACAAGACCAATGCGGGATAAATAACCGGTTTTAGCCTTGGCCACATGTGTTACCCAACCAAATTTGGCGAGCTCAACCCCATCTGCCGACCCATCACGTAAACGTAAGGTGTTGCGTTCATATTGTGGCGTCATAAACCATGATGGGTCGCGCCAATTTACACTTCGGATAAGTTTTAGACCATCGACAAGGTTTGGCTCCCATTCAATTTCTTGGCAACTAAACCCTTTCAAAATCGCATCTGTCGCATCAAAAATACAGTCATCCAGCCACACCGCATCACGCAAAATTTCTTCTAACATTTCTGCGTCGCGTTGTTCTGCCGATGTCGCATTTACCGGCGGCTGAATGCGCCAATCAACTTTTAAAATCGCATTACGACGTTTGCCTAATTCTGATTGCAAATGCGTGTCTTTTTCTTCCATGTCCTCGGCAAGTTCGCATTGACCAATCAGATCGCCTTGTTCTGCCGCTAGTAACAAAGCGGCCGCTTTAGCAGGAGTCAGACCGCTTGCCGGGTGGTCACTATAATGATGTTGCAACCACCCCAAGCGACTATCATTTTCCGTTTGCTGTGTATCGTCAAACGTAAACGGTTGACCGTGGATGTCTAAAATTTTGCTTTGCATAAGTAATCCTTAAATCTTTCCCCAGACTGAGCCAAAAGCGGCATTTAAATCATCTTGTTCGCTAGTGGAGTAATCAAAACTGCGAATTTGAGTGTCTTCCGAATGTTTTCCCGGGAGTGGTGTAAACTCAATTTCTCCGCCCGTCATATAGCTTGCTCGCACAGCCATACAATAGGACACTGCACTATCGCCATGGCGTTTTCCGCTTTTGCCCTGGTTGCGGGTGTGGTCGATTTTCGGCACACCGTTAATCACTACGATGTGTCCTTGGTCTAAGATAATCTCCTCATCCTGTGGGATTTGGATCAGTCCGCTCTCGTAGAGGGCTTTATATTTTGGCATCCACTCTCGATACCATTTATCGTTTAACTGCACCGTCTCAACCATGCTTGCGCCATAACGCAATAACACGGATTCCGCCAAATATCCGCCGTTCCCGGTGGCGTCAAAGGCCGCCCCGATAAAGCGAGGGATATGCTTTAACACAAAAAAGACAATCTGCTTTTGTTGTTCATACGGGCAATTACGCACCTCAAGGGTGATGTCCATGTGGCGTGCTGTGGTCGGTTGCACGGCACAAACGCTAAAAATACTCAGGTCGCCTTTGCGTGCAAAGTCGCACCCAAACGAGTGGCGCATATCTTTATCTAACGCCTCCAAGTGCGGTAAAACGTCTTTGATTAGCCACTCATTGACGAGCGTAATGCGCTCCATCTCGCTGTAGTCAATAAATTGAGTATCGCACTCAAAGGTGAGTTTAATTTTGTCCGGGTTGGCCGCACGATCAACCAAGGGGCGTGGGATATAACCACCGGAGCTTTTCTTTGGCACGCAGTAATATTCTTCCAGTGCGTCTTCTTCCGTGGCAGTTTCGCGCAATAAACCGCGTTTCCAGGCGTCCTCTTTTGCCGGTGACCACTCTTGTTTGCTCACCTGGCAAATGCGCTGATAAAGCCCCTCTTTGCACGCATCATCCAGTGTAATGGTATGGATGGAGTAGCTTTTGCGACCCGCACGGCTGTCTTGGATTAATTGGTTAAACAGATTGTCCACACCGTTATGGGTTGAGATTAACCGCACTTTTGCACCCCACATAGTAAGCGCAAGCGCCGCCTTCAAGACTTCGGCTAGTTTTTCGTGGAATGCCGCCTCATCGATACAAACCACCCCTTGCATACCCCGTAAGTTTTTAGGATTGGATGAGAGTGCTTTGATTTTAAAGCCCGATGCAAAGTAGATGACGTAGGTCAAGATGTCCTTGTCTTCGTCGTCAAAAATCTCTTCTTGGATTTGTCCTGCGGCTTGGTTAAAGTTTTCTGCCCACATGGCCGCCGCGTCAATAA